GCTTGCGCGTCCTGCGCGGTCGCCTGCGCTCGCAGTTGGTCGCTCTGCTGACCGAGCATCTGCCGGTTCATCTGCGCCTGCTGACCCTGCGCGTCTGCGTTGAATCCTGCTATCTGTGCGTTAAATTGTTCGGCCTGCGCGGCACGTTCCCCGGCGAGGCGCTGCCAAGAGGCATTCTGCTCCGCAGCCATGCGGTTGTACTCGGCCATCGCGGCTTGGGCGCGAGACTGCTCGTTGGCAGAATAGATCGAGACGCCAGCCCCAGCGACTGCGGCGGCAGCGGATACAGCAGCATAAACCCAAAGACCTTCAGTTCCTGTCATTGGTAATCCTCCTCAAACTCTTTGGTGGAGTTTATTAGAGCAACTTGGTCTGCACTGATCTCAACAAATCCCCTCTTTTTCAAAATGCGAGCAATGCCAGCGTAAGTCGTGATTGCTATAGTGTGGTAACCAAGATCGTGAGCGATTTTCTTTATGCAATCTACGCAGTTCTGAAATGCAATCCTTGCTTTCTTTAAATTTAATCTTGGAGCAGAAACAGCGTGGTCTGCCATGCACATTCCGCAGGAGTTGTCCATGTGAAGGAAGAGGGCGCTGACAGGCTTCCCATCGAGTTCGCACACGACTCCACATTTGGGAAGCATTTGCTGTGGTCGGCGTTGCTTCCCATGTGCGTGCCACCACTGCGAGAGCATCTCATAGTCGGAATCGAGGTAGGGTCTCATGTGAATGCTATTCATTTCCGTAGGTGTCCCAGACAGGTTCAATCGCGAGAATACACATTGGATACGGGTCACTTTGCTGGACAGAAACATCGGCGTCGAATCCAAACGTGCCTGCCGTCAAGATTTTTTGATCGCCCGTGGTGAGGGTGCTGGCGAGGTCGTACCACTGCCCGGCATTGACCCGCACTTCGCCGCCTTGGCTTTTGAGAGTGCGGACGACGACCTTGTGGATGCGCTTCTTGCGGCCTTGCGATGACCCGTCTTCTAGGTCCATGTCGAGCTTCATGGGAGTGAGCGTGGAGGTGTAGGGCAGGCCGACATAGCCTGCGGCGGCTTGGGGAACGGTGATCGCTCCGCTAGAGACCGTGCGGGTCACAGGAGTTTGCCCATCTTGCATGACGGTGACCGTCTTGCCATTGAGATGCGAGAGACCTGCCACGCTGCGGTTGGCAGCGCCGGAAGCAAATGCCACATGCCCGTCGAGGTAGCGGTATGAGGCGGTCGTTTGGTTGTCGAAAGCGGTTCGCCAGAGGAGCGGGAATCGCTCGATGGTGCGGTAGGTTTGCCCGGAGACGGTGCGCTTCACGACCATCCAGATTTCGTCCTCTGTGCCATTTCCGTAGATGGTGGCGACCGACTCGACATCGGCATTGTCGGCGATGGTGTGCCGATGCCAGCCGACGACCTTCTGGTCTCGCTCGTAGGTCATGCCGATGAGCGTGCCGTCTCCGCGCACGCACCAGAGGATGGCGTCCGGTTGTTGTTGGTACGCGACCTCGACGATCTCGCCGACCGTGATGTGTTCGGCTAGGAGTGTCAGATCGGGAGCGACCCAACCGTCCTTATTGAGTTCGTAGACGAGTTCGCGCACCTTGCGTCCGTTGCGTTGGACGAAAAGAAGCACATCGTTGACCATCGCGGCTCGCATGTATTTGCTCCCGTAGCTTGCCTGCCTGCGGGTCTTGACGTTCGTGGCCGAGAGCGCCGAGGCGGAATCCGCTGCGCCGATAGTCCACTCGTCGCCAGATGTCCCGACGAGCATTTCACTTTGCGAGAACATCCAGTTGATGCGGTTCCCTTCGCTTGCCGCGAGCGTGAATTGCACGGCATCGCTCGCATTGATTCCGAGTTCAAAGTTTTCAAAGTCGCCAATGGCACTGCACCAAATCGTGTTCGGTTGCGCTTTGGTCCCACCGAAGCAGAGACGTTGCTCATGCAGGCACACCGAGCGAGGGTAACCGCTCGTCGCGTTGAAGGCTCCGTACTGCCAGAACTTTGTCTTTGTGCCAGTGGCAGCGAGAGGTCCGAGCCATTTGTCTACGTTGATAGTGCTGGGTCCGATTATGGTAGCGACCCCGCCGATGATCTTGGTTGAGCTATCGATGCGAGCATTTGGAACCTGTTGCGTGGTCCATTTAGAAGAATCAAACGATCCCCCAGACGTATGCGCCAGCACGCAGTAGTAGGTCTTGCCGCTTGAGTAGACAAAGTCGCCGACCACATAGGCACGGCTAGCGGCCCAGTTAGAAGCGATCTTTTGCGCGTTGGTGATGACGATTTTGAGGCCGCAGAGACTATCTTCCGTTCCACTTGTGATGATATTTTTGTCGTTGTCCACGATGTATTCGCGGACGATTTCCATTTGCGTGAGATTCTCTGGATAAACATCGCGGTAGAGAGGTGCTGTGAGCGTAATCGCAGGAGAAATGTTGTACCGATAGGTGTTCGTGGTAACCGAAGAAATTGCGGCGTTTATTTGTTTGTACGAATCGCCTTTGAATGACACTCGGTCACCGCTATCGTAACCGTGATTGGGTTGATAGACCTCTATGGTCGTGGTGTTAACTGGGTACGCAAGGCCCGCGATGACTCCCGCCTGCATGATCTCGGCAGGCACACGCAGGATTTGGATCGTTGCTCCCCATGTGCCAGAGGTCTCAAAATCCCATGCCCCATCAACAAGCAAGATGTCGGATTCAAAGTTGCCGACGATTTCGATCTGCTTGTAGAGGTTGGAATTCTGCCATTTGAGTTCGATCTGCGAACCAATATACCCATTTAATGACCCGCTTGCATCAAACTCCCCCATTTGGTTGGAGGTCAATGGGAGCGATGAAATATTCCCTGCTGCAATATCGGCTTTAAATGTGGTCGCGGTAAAATCTTTTAGTGCGCGAAAAGTAGTGATTGAAGAAATCTCAGTCCATTTCGAGGCATCAAATACCGAACCAGTTGTAGCTGCCGTACACTTATACACTCTAAATTGAGTCGCTCCTGCGAGGGGGTAATGAATATAAACCCAATCACCTACAGCATAAGCAACTGAAGTAGTCCAAAAAGGCGGTACAAGCAATATGTCTTTTAAATATTGATTTGCAGAATTATAATTCCAACTACTAACACTTACATTCAACTTCGTCTGATTATCCGAGCTATCGAGAAGCGGCGGGTATTCAAATTTGACCTCCGCAAAGGTCCAGTTGGTATCCGACACGCGAGTGAGTTTGCGAGGCGGGTAGTTCGCGTGCGCGAAGTACATGATGTCGTTGACTTGGGCGATCTGGATTTCGCGCAGGTCGGCTCCGACATACGGAGTGGCGAGTTCTGTTGCTGTCCCGGAAATAGTCTGCAATGTACCAGAGGGATTCCAGACGCGCAGGTAGCCCACGCCAAGCTCGATCACGAAGCGGGTCGTGGTGCTAAAATTAAACCCGATCAAGCGGGTTTCGCCGAGGTTGATGTATTTCGTAGTGCCAATGTACTGCGTGCCGGGTCGGCGGATGGCCCCTCCGTAGGGCATGATCACGAAGTTCTCCAGAGTCCGGCAGGCGCTGCGATATTTATCCAATGACGTCCGGGCGTCCACCATCGGCGAGACTTCCCCGGCGTTGAAACTTGGATAGAAATCGAATTTCGGCATGTTTTACTTTCGGAGGTCGCGGACGACTTTGACCAACGTGGCGAGGCCGACTGCGAGGCCGACCGTGACCGAGGCAAGTCGCATCCCCGCTTCCAAGTGAGGAAGCAGGGAGTACGCCGCAGCGCCGATGGAGGTCGCGCTGCCGATGAGGCCCGTGGCTGCGGTCTTGAGGTTCTCCATGCTCATGAGTTGGATTGAGCGATGAGTGATCCTACGATGCTCGTCGTGGCGCACTGGGCCAATCTGTCGGTATTGAGCAGGTCTGTTTTCGCTTTTATTGCCGTGATGTTGGTGCTGACCGAGGACGCGAGGCGGCTTGATACCGTGGCATCCAGATTCGCCAGTTTGGTTGAGTTGGAATCTAGCTCGGTGCGAATTTGGGTTACGGTAGGGATGGCGGTGATGGCGGCCACGACGAGGCTTTGGTCTGCGGGGTCGCTTGGGAGGTTGTCGGTTTTCGCTTTGATGGCGGCCACATCCGTGTTTGCTGGCGCGGTGTAGGCGCTGCCTGCGAGGCGACTGCTGACCGTTGCGTCCACTCTTCCAAGCTCAACCGAAAGCTCCGATCTCACCTGTGTGGCGATGGCGGCTGCGGTTGGCACGGTTGGCGCATTGGTGAGTGTTGTGACCGTGGCCAGCGTCCCCGATGGCGCGAGGCGGCTGGATACCGTTGCGTCGAGGTTTGCGAGCTTGGTGCTGTTGCTGTCCATCTCGGCGCGGATCTGGACCACGGTTGGGATCGAGAGCGCGGTGATGGCGGCTTCGACGAGGCTTTGGTCTGCGGGGTCGCTTGGGAGGTTGTCGGTTTTAGCCTGTATGGCGGAAATCGAGGCGCTGGGGATGTCGGCGGTGGTGATCGTGGACACTGGCACTTCGGCTGTGCCGCTCCACACGATGCTTCCGCTGCCGACATTGGCGGAGGCTGAGATGAATGCGAGTTGGTATGTGCCTGCTGTGCCGGTCATGTTGCCGCTGTAGAAGCCAGTTGAGCCGGTTTCTGGGCAGGAGATGGCGGAGCCTACGACGGCACCGGCTTGGTAGCGTTGGGCGGTGACGGTGAGGCCCGATTTTGCGAGGGCGATGTTGAGTTCGTTGGCCATATTTTTAGGAGTTGAGGATTGTGAGCGTTTCGGTGAGCGTTGCCTCAAAGCTGTGCGGTGCGGCGGGCCAGTTGCTGGCGGCAGGGGCGAGTCCAGAGGCGATCATGCCGTTGAGCCAGTCTTGGACTGCGACGAGCTTGGGCGAGGATTTCGCGGAGGCGTCGAGGCGGAGTTTTTGGTAGAGCATCGTGGTGGAGCGGTTGCCGCCGTAGCCTTGGGAGTCGGTCCACTGCTCTGCGGTGTAGGTGAGTGCGGTTGGCGTGATCCACTGGCCTTCTTGCCACGCGGCGTCTTCGCTGGGCTTTGCAGGCGCTGGTTGCCATTGCTCGGCTTTGGGGTTCCCTGCTGCGATGAGTGCGGCGATGTAGGACTCTGGGAGTTCGCGGAGTTCGTTGGTGATTGTATTTTTGTAGAGGCTCATGGGTAGATTCTTGGATGGTTGGCAACGGTTGCTCCGTTGTTGTTGGTGATGGTAAGACCGCCTTTTTGGTCGATGAGGTCGCGGACGAGGGGGGAGTAAAAGACAAGGCTCTGCGGTCGCACCTTGTCGCAAGTCATGCCGCGAGCGAGGGAGGCGATTTCGGCTGCGGTCAAAACGGCGTTCCAGATGCCAATTTCTGCCATGCGGCCGTCGAAAAATTGAATAGGTGTGCTGGTTCCTGCGTAGAAAGCTCCAATATTTGAAAATGTCGGAGTAATCGCCGCAACTGTTGTCGTGTTTTCTGCTCCAGCAACGCCATTTGTGTATGGAGTCCTGCTTGATCCGCTCGCAAACACGCCAGCATAATGATTCCAAACATTCGCAGACACTGTGCCGCCGTTTGCAACTGCGTTAACATTGCCCTGATCCGCAATACGGAATTGAGTGTCTAATACATTTAGACGTAAAACTGCCAGCGTTGTTTTAGACGATACGCTAACAAAGTCTCTTGGGCTGGTTACATTGTCTAAGTATGCCCACGCGGCCATCGTGCAGGGTCGGTTTGCAACGGCTGACCCGACTTCTAAAAACTGATTTGTGCCATTAAAATCGTAAGCCATATCAAGCCATGCTCCTTACTTCGACGGCGATCAACTCGGCATCGCCTGTCATTGTGTCGTTTGTGGCATCGCTGCCTACGCGAGAAATTCTGATGCGGTAAGGCTCACCGACCGCCACGCTGTCGATTGTGGAAAGCGAAATGCTGGTCGTGGTGGCGATGCCGCTCGTTCCGTTTGCCGCGCCAGTGCCCTCGGCTGCGGTGGCGAAGCTGTCGGCATCGAGGTCGGTGTTGCCGCGCTCCAATGCTACGCGCCAGCGCACATTGCCGGTGGTGGCGGTGGTCGCCATCCATGTGATTCGCACGCTCAAGCCGCTGGCGAGGTCTGCCGCTTCGGGGATGATTGACGGGAAGATTGCGGACTCGATGGTAGCGTCATCGAAATCAAGCACGGCAACCGAGTTGCGCGTGTCGAGCGTGCCAAACAGAGTCGCTGGTGGCGAGCTGTGGCGGGGAGTGAATACCGCGAGGGTCTTGGTGCCAGAGGCACCGGAGAGGATGGGTGTTGCGATCATGCGTAGGTGAGATTGTTTTTGTTTGACCACGCGCCGGTGGCGGAGCTTTCGGAGACTACGTCTCCATTGTCATTGGTTGTTGTTTTGTTGATGTCCCAGAGGGCCACGTCATAGACGCTGCCGCTGGAAGGAAAGTCGGATGTGGAAATACTGGCGAGGTAGACGGTATTTCCGGTGAGAGCGAAGGCCCAGAAGCGTTCGACCGCTGCGCTGCCTCCTCCGATGGCATACACCGCTCCCGTCCCCGGATGGCGGGAATAGAGGATGTGATCGGCATGATTAAGGCAAATCTCTCCGAGACCTAAATCGCTAGTCGTCGGGACTTTGCCTGCTACCGTGGATTTTTTGGGTATGATTGTTGCCATTATTGAATGGGGTTGCCTCCGGGGGATCGAACCCCGGAGGTGGTGGAAGGACTAGTAAGTGCCTCCGTCGATGGTCGATTCAAGGGCGCTCACGCGAGCCGATACGGCAGAAACTGCTGATGCTCTTGTGGATGCCTCTGAGAGGATGTCTGCCTCTGCGGCGGTAACCCGTGATGTGAGGGCAGTTGCGGCAGTCACTACGTTGTCGATGCGAACTCCGAGAGCGGAATCGGCAGAAGTCCTTGCGGAAGCTTCTGAGGAAACAGCACTTGTGCGGGCGCTCACCTCTGCGGCGAGGTCGCTTTCGAGCGTATTGATGTCGCTCTCTGCGGTCGTTACTCTACCGGCGAGTGCCGTTGCGGCAGTCGTGAGGGTCGATTCCGCACCTGTCGCACGGGTCACTTCGGCTGCGAGGGCGCTGGACGCGCTGGCGGCGAGGCTAGTGATGGCTCCGTTCAAAGTGCCGTCTGCGGCTTGGAAGGCGGTCACGACCTCTGTCAAGCTGTCGAGTGAACCAGCAGTGACGTTGCTCAACACATTGTCGATGCGAGTTCCAAGTGCCACTTCTGCTGCTGTCGCACGCGAAGCCTCTGCACTGACTGCCGATGTGAGAGTGCCTTCAGCGGCTTGGGCGCGGGTGATTTCCGAATTCAGCGAGGATGTCACGGAGGACACTGCCGAGGTTCTATCACTGATCTCTGTTGCCAAATTTGCAGAAACTACTCCTTCAGCGGCAGTTGCACGCGAAACCTCTGCTGAGACTGCCGAGGTGAGTGTCGAGTCCGCTGCGGAGCGAAGCGAGGCTTCTGCGCTGACCGCGGAATCTGCGTAAGTCTTTTTCGCAAAGACGTTTTCGCCACCAATCGCGAGAACGCCTTCTGCCGTTCCGATGAAAAGTGACTTGTTTAGTGTATCATAAGCCAACTCAGAGAGTTGCAACGATGAGGGCTGACCACTGCCCCGTTTGATTTTGATGATTGGGTTCGCCATTTGATTTATTGTGTTGGTTTTGTTGGGTTTGTGTTGTTGTTTTGGGGGTAACTAGAATTGTCCGCAGTCGATGAGGGCATTGAGGAGGACGTAGGTGGTTTCCTGCCAGCGGTAGGTCTGCGCTTCGGCGAGGTCGATGTAGAGTCGGGCCGAGCGACCGATCTCTGGGAAGTCGGCACGGGTTGGATATTCGACGATGGACTGCGCGATTTCGGGCAGGATGAGGTCGATCTTACTGAGATCGAGTGTCTGCGCTAGGTTGGCATCGGTGATCGTTGTCATGCGTAGGTCGATGTCTCCCGGTTATTCCAAGCCACGTTGGTTGCGGTGGCGCTGGAGGTGATCGATCCTGCGGAGGACACTGCCGTGCGGGTGATGGTCCACTTGGCGACTGCGGCGGGCGAG